CAAACTAGCACGAATTAAAAAAACTTCGTCTTTAGACATGGAAATTCTCCAAAAAGTGCAAAATCGCACAACACAAATATAACATCAATAATAAAATTTTCAATAGCAAAAAACAAAAAAACCCGCCGAAGCGGGTTTTCACCTACATCAAGTACTTAAGTACTTGAAGTAGGATCATTAACAACACGAACAGCCATAGGCTCAGAAGGCTGTACTGGTTCCTTCAACAAACCAAGTCTTTTAGCTTCCTCATAATTACCATTATCATCAATAAAATTCATGAAAGCTTGAGGATCATTACCAAATCTAGCACGAACTTCAGCAGGAACACGCAAAAATTCTTCCTGAGATTTACGAACCAAATTCATAGCAGTATGAAAATCAGGAATATTAGTAAAATCACCAGACTGAGGCATCTTAATATCGTTAGGTAATTCTCCTGTAAGGCCAAACCGCCTAACAATAGTATTTATATTAGATTCTTCCTCAGCTGACTGAATAGCCAAAGATTCATCATTACAAGTCAAAGCAGCTTCAACCGAAGCTTCATCAACATCATAGTTATATGCAGAACGAACAAAAATCTTTCTCATTTTCATTTCCTCATTAAAGAACGCAACAAATTAAGAATAGGCTCGACTTGTTTAAAAGTACGACCCACATTTTCAGTAGATTCACCAGCAGACAAATCTAAACGCTTTAATTTAGTTTCAATATTATCTAAAGCAGCCGCAGCACGCAAACGTAAATCCTGACCATCAATCATATTAGTTTCATGAAGAATCTTTTGGGCAGTATTACGTAAAACAGTGTTTTGAACTTCTAAATTATCACCCTCACGAGCTAAATTCTTTTGCTGAAAAGAAAGATTATCAATTAAAGCTCTAACCTGATCTTCAGTAGCTTTTAAATTATTAATCTCTTGTACTGTTTTATCAACAGTAGCATTAACAGCACGTTCCTGACGAGCATTTAAACTTGCAGTAGATCTGGCTTGTGCAGCCTGTGCAGATTGTAATTCTCCCTGATTAGCATTTTGATACGCAGTAACTGCAGGAGAAACATAATCTTGCATAGCAGCTTGCTGACCACTGGGTTGACCAGATGCACCTTGAGAATAAGCAAGCATAGGATTTAAACCCGCAGCTTCCATATCCTTAACAGTAGTCTGATACCTAGTAGCAAACTGTTGAGCAGAAAACTCATTAGCCTGACGAGCCTGTGCGGCCTGATCGGCATTACGGTTTAAACCACCCAAAAGGGAAGCCCCGGCCTGTATTAAAGAACCAGGATTCCCCAAAAGGGAATCAATCCCTTTTGAAGCAACATCCGTTAATTTATCCCAAAAAGCCATCAGAAATGATCAATCAAACCGGGAACAGAATACAACGGCATAGGACGAGCAGTCTTACAATCGAAAAACGAATCGAAAATAAATTGCTGACCATTAGCTGAAGCACCAACAGCAAGAGTACGAGACAAAGGAGGATTCTCCTGAATAAACGTACTATTCAAAGTAGGCAAAGTCGTAAACTTCTGAGCCAAATGCCAAGCATCAATAGTCCCAGTAGAAGTAGACTTAAACAAACTAGAAATCTGCGAGGGCTTATAACGATACTCCGCCCATCGCTCCTGATAACCAAATACCAACGAGTCATTAGCAGAGCCATCAACATAAATCTCCTTGTTATAAACAGGTTGTTCACCCAACATAGCAAAAGCGGGAAAATAAAAGTCATAACGAGTAGAACGTGACCACATGCGAGGCAAGCCCTGCTGATAAGTTAAATCAGCACGAACACAAACCATGCCAACAATCACACCATGCTCAGTGAACGACTGAGTAAAGCCATGACCAGAGGCGAGGACAGTACCAACACCAGCAAGATTAGCGAGAGGAGTAGTACCGCCAGTAACACCTGTACCCGATGTCTGGGCAATAGGATTAATGATAACTGGAGTAGAACCGCCACCAAGATATTCAGGACGCTGTAAACGAGCGTCTGGAGAAATAACACCGAAATGAGCACGAATAATCTCCGTATATCGAGTACCACCACGAGCATCACGCTCCAAAAGCTTCTGAATCTGAAAACTCTGACGTAACTGATTTATAGTAGCAGCTGTAGCCTGACTTAAATCAGCATAAATCAATGAGTTAGTAGAATTAAAAGCAGTTGCAGGAGCAGTACCAACAGCGCTTTTAGAACCACCTTGCAATTGATAACTAGAAATAGAATTCAAACCAGTAGGAGCACCATTAATACCAGTAAATCCAGCTGAGGATTGAGTATTACTATTAGATGCAGTAAACAAACCAACAACAGGAGCAGAAGTACCTAAAGGCAAAGTAACAGAAGTACCCTTCTGAGGCCAAGGCAAAGCAGACGTGAAATAATCATGACGCTTACCACGACGTAACAAAGTATAATTAGACACTGTATCAGGGCCATCACCCTTATCTACAATTACAGAAGTTTGTAAATTCTGGTCTCGAAACCATTCATTCCAAATAAGATTATAGGCACGAGTAAAAAAAGCACAATGCGAAACAGTATTACCAGCAGCAACCTGACCAACAGTCGGCAAACCCATGTAATCCTGAAGTGAACCAACAGCATAACCTCCAGATGGAGAAACCTGCTGCGGAACAACATAAGAAATTGAATCACCGGGATTATCCTGCTGACCCATAAACTTCTGCCAATTATTCCAAATCAATCTATTAGGAACAAAAAAGAAAAAACTATCCAAATACATATTGTCCATTACTGGAAATATTGGAGTAGACAAACGAGCAAAAGCAGTCATCTTCAAGTTAAAAGTATCACCGGGCAAAACCTCATCTACATACACAGGAATTAAATAACCTGCATCAAAAGTAGTTTTATGAGTAAATTGACGATCAAATGCAGCACGAGGAATCTCGGCATGGGGAATCATTGCAAAACGGTGCGGATCCACCGATCTATTCTTATACATCATTGTCATGAAAGACCTCTTTTCAACATTGATAAACGAGCAGATTGAACCTGCTCACGAACTAACAAACGAGAAGTGGAATTCTCTCCATTCAGCTGCTGACTGTAGCCATCAAGCTCCCGCTGCGCAACTATATCGGAAAAAAGACCGGGATTCTCACGCTCAAACAAAACGTCGTAATATTTGGGAGGCTTAGTCTTAACACCATTGATAACCACATAATCACGAGGAAATACATCAGTACGATACTTAGCTAACCATCTAGCACCAATACCGGGTTTCAAAGACATATGATTAAACTCAGGGACACGATCAACGATAACGCCGTCATCAGTAATAACCCTATAGTGAGATTCAGCTAAATCTCCCGTTACCTTCTGAACACAATACCTAGCAATATAAGCAGCGGACTCAAAAGTAACATCACCAACGCTAGAAAGACCATAAGGCCATAAAGACTCCAACAACTTAGAAGTAAATATCTTCTCACCAGACGAAGTACGTTTGTAATAAACCTTATCTTCGAAGTCGAAACCAAATAAACACGCATGATAGTGAGGCCTAACAGTACCATTCTCACCATACTCACCACCCATATAAAAACGAACTGGACGATTAGCACGCTTACGCAAACGCTTCATAAACTTCTGAAAATCAGAATACATCAACGAACCACCTTCGGGCAAGTTGGAATCATCATAGGTAAGTGTAATAAAGGCATTCCTATCATAAAGCGACGATTCATGCAAACATCGCATAGCCCACTGTCTCGATCTCTCCAGACGGCAACCAATACATTGTCCACAGGGCAGCTCAAGAGTACCTTCAACGCCACGCTTATTACGACTTACAAACTTTACCGAGCCATCCGTCATCCGCACAGCCGGCATAGGATGGAAACAAGGCATTACAAACGCCAACCACCACGCATTGGATTCAAAGAAATGTTAGCCGCAGCCACAGTCCGAGAATGATGCTGAAAAGTACGAGCAGAACGATGCTTATTTACATGGTGACGAGAAACGGGTTTCATAAAATCTCCAAAGTTTGACAAAAAAAGGCGACACCAAAAAAAGTGTCACCTAGGCCAGTTACATCAAGTGGAAAACTGGCCATGGCTTGACTTTACATCAAGCCGAAACATCCTTCAAGTCTTTAGCACGCGCAACCAAGCGCGGCTCGATAACTTGAATGATACCTGTCGAATCATCAAAAGAACCAATCTCGTACAGCTCAAAATCATCAGGGTGACGAGCAAGATCATCCGTAGAATCAGCACGATTAACCTCATCGCGAAAACCACGCAACGCAACAGGTATAGCGGGAACAAAAATAGGACGACCAAAAGCTTGAGCAGCAGTGTCCTTAACAGAAATAATAACTTGAATCATACAATCTCCAATTTAGCTAACAAATCATCAACACGAGCAATCTCTTTACGATAAAAGCTCACTATCTCAGTGTGAACGGACTTCTTGATAGCACGTTCAGCACGCTCACGATAAAACTCCAAACTAGCACGAATTAAAAAAACTTCGTCTTTAGACATGGAAATTCTCCAAAAAGTGCAAAATCGCACAACACAAATATAACATCAATAATAAAATTTTCAATAGCAAAAAACAAAAAAACCCGCAGAAGCGGGTTTTCAC